CTTATTGCTAAATTGCTAAATTATAAAACAGGCATATTAAATTTTGAAGCTCTTTATTACATTATTATCTTTCAAAAATGAGAATTCCAACTTGTATCTTTGCAACAAGTTGTTCATTCCGAATGAAGAATTATTATATCCTCTTGCATAGGTATTCCAAGCATCTTGTGGGCTAATAATATCAGGATTATATAAAACACTCGCAATATACCCTGTAAATCCAGCCAGATCACCTCCACCCTGACAATTATTACTACTTCCAGCTGAACTGCCTCCCCCGATATAAATCGTGCTTCCTGCATTTATTGGTGATGCTACATTTTTAAGTGAGCATGTTCTTACTAGTTTTCCATCAATGTAAACATCTACTGCACGATTGTATACACTTATATAAATATTTACCCACGACTGAACAGGAAAATTAGTAACACTGCATGTAGATTTTCTATTTTTGGATTCTTGTTCTTGGCCAGCGTTTACGTCCTTTACATATATATGCAAATCATTTCTGGTATGGTCTAAGTATAGTTGAAAAATAGTGGGTTCTCCCCCCACAGCAGGTTTTCGTATACTTATTATATTCTTAGGAGCACCATAATTTCCAGTCCATTCACTAATATACGCCCATACAGAGAACGAATAATTGTTTAACCCACTCTGTGATACTTGTTTTCCTGAGATACAATTTAACGTATTAGCAGACTGAAATGACACCAACATCTGTACAGATGTGAAGAAAAATGTCCATATTAAATATAATATTATAACAACGATTACAACACCTATTATTAATTTTAAATCCATTTATAATATACAAATAGAAATTTTCTAAAGAATGCGGTTTATTTATTTTATAATAATCATTATAATAATCATTTTTAATATATTTTCAATAAATTAAAAATGATGCTATGGTTTGTTATATCAATATTTTCGGTAGATATTAAATCGAAGTAGGCGGATTAAAATTTTTCAATGATTCATAAATGATTCTTATATTTTCCGCTAGAAGTGGACTTTTATAATACACTAAACTACATGCTTCTCCATATACACCAGGATATGAACCAATGTGTATTGACTTGGGATTATTTAATGGTATAACCTCAGGCGTAGATGTTACTAAATTCCCATTGACAAATATATCCATATTACCATCTGTAAAATTTACAAAAATATGATTCCACCTTGAATATAATACTTTTACTTTACGCATATTGTCATTGTTCGGAAATATGAATATTTTTTTAGCACCACCTATGTCATTTACATCTACCGCGAATGATAATGATCCATTTTGTGCATTAAATAATATATTTGGCACACCTCCAAAGTTCACAAGTGATGTATTTTCAATATACGCCTCATTTGTGTTATCTGGTACAGGGTGAATATATATCCAACAAGATACACCATAATTTGTTCTCTTTTTATCATATAAAAGAACACGCGGAATGTCTACACGTGTTTTCATTTCTGTAGGATATACTTTATCTGTAATTACTATGCCGTCATAATTTATTACTTTATCAAATGCCACGGGAATCAAAAACTTGGATGCAATTAATAATATCTCAATCGCTAATATAATCAGTATAACATATTGTTTCTTTGCAATATTAAATTGTTCTGCCACTGCATTTGCCATATCAATAAACAAACAAGGAATATATAATATTAATTTCACTATAAAACTAAAGATAAACCCAATACCACCTTGCGAGTTAAGACTAAATTCCACGTTCAATGTTTGCATATTTAGATTAAAAACAACCATTATCAGTGCGATTAGTCCAATAGATAGCATAAAGTTAATAAGTGTTATCATCTGTAGTGACAATGATTGTAACTTTAAGATTCTCATTAATAAGTATATGATTATCCCCATAACTACTGCAAATCCAATAAACGATAATAAAATTTTGGTGATTAGACTTGTGTAGGGTCCGGCGCTTCTTACACCTTTTGTTCCCGACAATGAATACAATGCAAGTATAAATAGAAGAATGCCTATGATTAGAAATCCGGCCAATGCAAGGCTCTTATATGTAGTCAAAAATTCGAAACTATTTTTGTAGTAGATATAACAGATAAACCAAACATAAAAGAGTAAAATTGCGATTATAAAATAGCGAATCGTTCCTGTTAAAAAAGCTTTTATTGTGGATGAATAAAATTCTATATCTTTTAAATAATCTAAAAATGATTTAGGCATAGAACTATTGGCTTGTGTAGTTCCCGTAAACGATGAAACACCTGAAAATCCCGCCAACTCAATCGTATATAAATAAATCCATCTAAGCACAAATAATATAGTGAATACTTGAGCCACATTTGCCCATAACCCGTTGTCTGTATATTTATATAAAATATAGTTTAATAATCCTATACCGGTTAAAACAAGTGCATTTATAGCAAGCGATATTTTATTTGTAGTGACGTATGCAATAATATTTTCGGAGTTTATAAAGAAAATACCGAGCAAAAATATTGCGACACCTGCAATTATTTTTGCAAATGTGCTAACTTTATCCCAAAACATGAGACCAATCGTTAAGACAACGAGGAAAATTGCGCCAAAAATTATATTCATGTATTTTCCCAAGTTGGTAACTATTTCTTTGAAAATATAGACAAAAGCACTAACCAAAGGGTCAAACATAAAATTTAATACTAGTAAAATACCCAACGCCCCTGCGATATAGTCAGTAATGTATCTTATTGAGTCAGGCACATGACTTCTTGATAAAATTAGAAGCATAATACTTGGAAAACACCATACAAAAACTAGAAAATTTTTATTTTTAAATACTTCACCTAAATTTGAAATATCTTTAAATGCGCATAGTGTTAAAATAGATAGAATTAGTATTATTGCTATACTATATCCGCCTGTTGCGCCACCGAGTGTTGCCATTATAAAAAGCGATATTGCAACCAATAAAAATATGAAGAATTTTAAAATGATAGTGATGTTTAGTGGCTGATTTGATGCACCCAATGCATCTGATAACAAAAATGAAAATATTCCTGGTCCCTCTTCTTTCTTTTTCGATTGTGCCTGAGTTGATGCTGGTGCTGGTGCCGGTACTGCTGCTGCTGCTGACATTCTATTTTTATATATTTAATTATTGTCCTATTATATTGTCCTATTATATTGTCCTATTATATTGTCCTATTATATTGTCCTATTATATTGTCCTATTATAATTTAATATATAAATATAAAATATAATACTATTCAATGCTATCCAATACTATCTAACACCCTAATGATTTAATCTATCCATTGCAGTTTTCTTTCCATGACAATCACGACATAATGCTACTAAATTATCTATTTCGTTTGATCCACCATTATGAAGCGCTATAACATGATCTACTTCAAACCATGCGGGTAGTTGCTTGTTACAATCTTTGCATATCCAATTCTGGTTTGCAGCTATAAATTTTTTCTTTGTTTCGCTTACGCTTCTTTTTGTCGACCCTTTACCGGATTGCATCATACGATTGATTTGCGATTGAAATGTATTACCTCCGTCTGCTCCAGTGCTAGCACCACCACCGCCACCACCGCCTCCGCCCCAAACACTAGAATTCGTATCATTAAACGATTTCGAATTCGTTAAACTTAAAAATGGCCCAATAATTGAGGCAGAGTCACGCGTCATAGGTAATGTTTTTATCATTTCGTTTGCTTGTCCTAAAAACTCCTTAGAATTGTTAGGATTCTTTTTTAAAAATAAATAAATAGAAAGTCCAGCAAATCCAAATGTTATCATTTTCAAATATTTGCTATGTTTTATCATGTTAAACAATTTTACTAACTTTCCATCATAATATGTATTTGCAATCAATATGGCAGTTATTATAAATATAATAAATTCGGTTTTCATTCTATATTATAAATATGTAATTATATTTACAATATATCTACTATATATTTATATTTTTATTACATTTATTCGTTGTGTTCTATTATGTCTGCTTCGAGTTAACTTTGTAGTTGACATTACATTTGCCTGTTCTTGCTGTGGATAAGGCATTGGTCGCAGCTTTTTTGCACTTCTATTAAGCTGTATTTTTCGAATACCAATACTATCTTTTATTTTCATGTTGTTACTTAGGTGTTGCGTCATGAGTGAGACTTCTGGTGCATCGGTTCTATGTATATTTTCGCTAACTATATCTTCATAAGGTGTAATTTTATTCATATTTTTTTTATATTCTTCGTGTGGGTTTAATTTATGCAAAAATAAGTTTACTTTCTTAATGTCATGCACAAGTTTTCCTATATTTATTACCTTGGCACCATTTTCAAAAATATTCTTCACAAGAAGATTCATTAACATTTGAATATATATTTTATATTCTTTGCTACTTAACGTGTAGTTATCGAATGGTTTTTTAATAAGTTCATGATAAATAGACATCATTCCCCATATATCCACATTATGCATATACACACGTTTAAAATATTTATCTAAATTCAATTTATTTGTATTACGATTTGTATATTCCAGCAATATATCTACTATATAATTTATTACATAGTTTATGTATATGTCTTCAGTGATAGTATCATCTATAAGCATATTATTTCCTTTTATCATTCGCAAGAAATCCTCTTTATAGGCATCGATAAATACACTTGCCAAATATTTATGTATCGTATTATACTCGTTTTTAAAATTTGAATACTGCGCGGTTGCAAATATCCGCAACGACTCTTTGTCGAGCTGTTTTCCTTGTTTTTTAAAATTGGCCAAAAAGTCTTCATAATCTTGGAGCACATTTTTAGAAAATAATATTGTTGAAAATGGATGCTGGTATTGCATATCTAGTCCAAATAAATCGTCTGGAACTGCTTCGCCTGATGGAACCAAATAAGATAATCCCCAATCAATAATTACCGGAACCTGTATGTTGTCAGAAAACAATATGTTCGCGCTTTTTAAATCGCCGTGAATTACACCTGCGCGATTCATACTTGGTATGACTACTGAAATAAACTTAATTATGATATTGTTTAAAAAAATAAGTTCTTTTGTAGATAATTTTGTATTCTTGATATAATCATGCAAAGACTTGCCTAGTTTGGGCATATTAATAATCTTAAACTTATCCAAATTATTATTTATATTTTGCGATGTAACCGGTAATTTTGTTTTACTATCGCTCACATACGAAAGTATTGTATCGCATACACTTTCTATATCTTTTGTATCGCTATTTGTTAACGGAGCCGGGTCGCATATTGTAAAATCGTCGATAGACAGATAATTTTTTATATCTCCAGATAAATGTTCCAGTTTCTTTTTAATTTTTACAACATAGTCATACTCTCTTTTTGCATATTTTGTTCCGATTAACTTGCTTACGAATTTATCCTTCTTATCGTTATCATAATGACCATTGCTGGTTCCTTCTGTGTTTTTGCACCTTAGTGCCGGAGAAAAAATACATCCGAACCCCCCTTGCACAAATGGTGCGCCTCCGTAGTTATAACTAGTCAGTATTTTTTTGACATTGCTTGATTTTTTGCGACTTCCAGCTCTTTTTGTAATACGCTTATTATATCGCCGTTTATATTTTATATTTTTCCTCTTTGTTTTTGTATTTTTTTGTCTTTTCATTTTCATTTTCATTTTAGTTTTTGTTCTTGTTGTAGTCTTTTAAATTTTTATAGAATTGTGTGATATATTATTACTACAATATTAATATATCAGGATATAAAATATATCAGGATATAAAATATTACGCGTTATTTTGTTATAGAATAGTTGCAACTTGTAACAAAACAATAGTTACTTTTTATACATATAATACGCTCCACTTACACCTAACACGACTAATACAAAAAAAACCAACTTACGCCTGTATTTTTTTTCTTCTCTCATGAGCAACCCCTTCGGTTTATAGTTATCGTAATATTTTTGCATTGCTTCTGTAAGTGACATCTCATCTTTACCTAGCATTTGATTTATACGATTGTGTATAAAATGAACCCATTTAATAAATGACTCACGGGAGTCTAAATACGGCGCAATAGGATATTTATCTAATAAATCGCTAAAATGATTGCCCATCGATGAAACGGGTATAAATAAAGGGAAATTGTGAATGAGTTCGTAATACTTTTTTTTTGTTACGTCGTTAGGGTGTTTTGGATACGAAATAGCAATCGTTAAAAGAACAAACCAATAATGTGGTCCCCATACATTTGAGTCTAAAACCATTACTAATTTGAAACTATATAAAAAGATAATGAAGAATACATATAATAAAGTAATTATTAATTTACGATAAATAAAAAGATAAATATAACTATCGCGCCACCCTATTTATTTTACTTTTATATGTCTAACATGAATGGAAATGGAAATGGAAACGGAAACGGAAATGGAAATGGAAATGCATATTGCAATAATTGCGGCAAATGTGGTCATATATTAAATGATTGTAAAAATCCGATTACAAGTATAGGAATCATTTCATTCAAATATAACAACGTAACAAACTTGATGGAATATCTTTTGATCCAGAGGAATAATAGTTTTGGATTTGTAGAATTTATTCGCGGTAAGTATCCGTTGTATAACATTCAATATATACAAACATTGATAAACGAAATGACAACTGACGAAAAAACAAAATTATTAACTATGAATTTTGAAGACTTATGGAGTTTACTATGGGGCGAATATTCCAACAATCAATATAGAAGCGAAGAAATATCGTCCAAAGATAAATTCGAGTTGTTAAAACGTGGAATAAAAATAAGAAACAATGAATTTAGTATTCAATCACTTATCGATTCTTCAAATACGTCATGGTCGGAACCCGAGTGGGGATTTCCTAAAGGACGAAGAAATTATCAAGAAAAAGATATTGATTGTGGAATACGTGAATTTATGGAAGAAACGGGATACGGAATCAATGATTTTAAACTGATTGAAAATATTATTCCTTATGAGGAAATATTTATTGGCTCAAATATTAAAAGTTATAAGCATAAATACTACCTTGCATACATGGTAAATAACTATGTAACATTGGAAACTAAAAAGTATCAGAAATCAGAGGTTAGAAATATGAAATGGATGTCATACGATGAATGTTTAAATGTTATACGTCCTTATAATTTAGAAAAAATAAATATAGTCAAAAAGATAAATAAAGTTTTGCAAGAATATAGATTATATTAACATTATATAAGAAGTATACTCGTTTTTATAATATCCTGTAGTATTAGTATCACCAATAGCCAGTATCTATAAAATATAATGAGTAAAAAAACTCAGTCACCTGAAGAAATATCAAAACAACTTGCATCGTTCTCTCCCATGTCACCAGTTTTTCGTGATGATACTGATACAGGGTTTCCACTAACTCCGCCTGTTTTTTCTGATTTGTCATCTGCGCCTTCTACGCTTTCGAAAGATTCAATGGCGAATGTATCCACGTCTACATCCACGTCAGGGTCTAAAAAGGGATTAACTCCCCTTAACTTATCAGGATTTTCCAGTGTTTCATCGGCACCAAGTGCGAGTGCAAGCACAAGTGGGCGTTCTTACTTATCTAGCCCTGCGTCTTATACGTCTAAGGCCAGTAGAGGTAGTGAGGGGAGCAGACCCCTAAGTGCAATACAGATTTCGCCTGATATTTCTTTTTCTCCTTTATTGCCTTCACCTTCGCCGGTATCATCTGTATCATCACAACAAAAAGTGAAAAAACCATCTGTTCTTGTTCCTGTTACTCTCTCATCTAGCGCAAGTGATGCGAGTAAACCACATCCATTGTCTCAGCCTTCAACTATATTTAGTTTAACACCGACAATAATGTCGTCTCCATCTTCTACGTCTTCGGCAACTTCTCTGTATACTGCACCTATTCCCCAACCTCTTAAAAAATTAAACATTCCGAAGTTGCCTGTATTACCCGATTTAAGTGTATTACCTACACTTCCTGATGTATCAGATTCTATTGTTCCTCCTCCACCTCCTCCTCCACCTCCACACGCCGTCTTGCCGGCTGTCACTGAACCTTCACCTACATCTTCTTTATCATCTTTTGGAACACCAGTCGCATTTACTCCCACATCTCAGGCAACACCCAGATCAATACCTAAAGCAGAAGAAGCGGAAGAAGCGAAGGAATCAGAAACTTCAGCTTCAGCTTCAGCTTCAGCTTCAGCTTCTCCAATAGCATCTTTATCACGTCCTTCATCTCCTGCTTCTATTTCCGAAACAGAAGAAATGCCATCATCGCCACAAAAACAACCTATGCCATCACCGCAGTCACCTCAGTCACCCCCCCCGTCACCACGACCATTGCCTGCAACATCTCCCGTAATAGTTCCTGCTTTACCATCGTTGGTAGTTCCTTCGCCCTCGCCTCCTACTCCCGGCGATGAAACTATTATGCAGGCAATTGAAGATGAAAGTTTTCTTTATCCTACACTTGATGACCCGGAATTCAATATTAAGATTGCCGAAAAACGCGAATTTGCAGACACAACATACGACGGCAAAGTGTATGACTCCATGCAAAAAATAAAAGACTATGCAAATAAAATGTGTAATGCTGATTTTGAATTATCGCCACACCAGTTATTTGTCCGCAACTTTCTTTCCATTCAAACCCCATACAATAGTCTGCTTCTATACCACGGCCTCGGCACAGGTAAAACGTGTTCTGCAATTACGATTTGCGAAGAAATGCGCGACTATCTTGTCAATATCGGCATGTCATCCGCGAAAAAGATTATTATCGTTGCCAGCCCAAACGTCCAGCAAAATTTCAAACTCCAGTTGTTCGACTCACGTAAATTAAAACTAATCGATGGCGTATGGAATATTCGCTCATGCACCGGCAATAAATATTTGAAGGAAATCAACCCCATGAATATGAAGGGTATGGATGAAGAAAAAGTCGTCAAAGAAATTAAAAAGATTATTAAAAATTCGTATATGTTCCTTGGTTATGACCAATTCGCATCTCTTATTCAAAAAACATCCACCATCGACGAAACCATCGAAGATAAAGTTCAGCGATATAAACTAATGAATCAAAAATTGAAAGTTGTCTTTGGAAATTCGCTTATTGTCATTGACGAGTTTCACAATATTCGCAATACAAGCGATAACTCTACTAATCGTGCAGTAGCAAACGAGCTTCAAAAACTGGTAAAATTTGGTCCTTCTTTGTTGACACGATTGTTGCTTCTTTCTGGAACACCTATGTATAATAGTTATCGTGAAATTATTTGGCTACTTAATATTATGAGGTTAAACGATGGGAGGGCTACAATACAATATCGCGAAGTGTTTAACGACAACCCAGATAATGGTATTTTTCTAGAGTCTATTGACGAAAATGGTGCAATGACTGAAACCGGGCGTGATAATTTGCGCAGATTTTCAACCGGTTATGTCTCTTATATTCGTGGCGAAAATCCGTATACTTTTCCGTATCGTATTTACCCCGATGAGTTTGCACCACTGCGCACATTTGCGGGGGTTGAAGAAGCAAGAGAAGCGAGAGAAGCAAGAGAAGAGAGAGAAGAGAGAGAACCCACAAGGGAAACAAAATACCAAATCCCTGAACTTCAAATCAGCGGAACTATGATTCCACTCCATAGAAGATTGGATATGATGCAAGATAAAGTTTACTTGAGCGAGGCATCCCCCTATCAACAAAGCGTGTATACATATATTATTAACCAGATTCAAAAAACGAATAAAGAAGATATAAAAAATATGGAACGCAATGACCAAGCTGAACAAACCGCAGGAATTACGTTATTACAGCGCCCGCTTGAATGTCTCAATATTTCATACCCCGCCGACGATTTTGACCCTGCATTCGCCGAAACCAAAAACTACGATATTCGCGGACTTGTCGGCAAATACGGCCTGCGTCGTGTTATGAATTTCGATGATGAAACAAAATCCGGATACTCATATCGCGAAAATGTTCCACACGTTTTTGCACCCGAAAATATCGGCAATTATAGTTCAAAAATTAAAAGCATATGTGATAATATCAACAAATCCGAAGGGATAACGCTTATCTATAGTTTTTATATCGACGGAGGTGTTGTCCCGATTGCGCTCGCATTGGAAAGTATGGGGTTCACGCGATATGGAGGAGCACATGGACATTCCCTTTTTAGTAAACCACCTGTGCCACCTATCGACGCAATCACCAGCAAACGACGTAATGAGATGGCGAAGGGTGAGACCTTCTTTCCTTCAAAATATATAGTCATTTCTGGTGATAAAAATTTGTCGCCAGATAATATTGGCGAAGTAAAAGCGGTGACCAACGACGCAAACTATGACGGGCGATTTATTAAAGCGATTATTATTTCGAAATCCGGCACAGAAGGTATCGACTTTAAGAATATACGTCAAACACATATTCTTGAACCATGGTATAATATTAACCTTGTAGAACAAACGATTGGAAGAGCAGTCCGCAACTGCAGTCATAAGAATCTTGAATTCGAAAAGAGAAATGTGCAAATCTTTTTACATGGGTCTGTGCTATCATTGACCCCGAATGTTGAAGCTGCGGATATTTATTTATACCGACTTTCAGAAAGAAAGGCGAAACAGATTGGCGAAGTAAGCCGCGTCTTGAAAGAAAGCGCAGTGGATTGTTTGTTGAATATTGACCAAACGAATTTTACCGATAAAAACTTTAGCGAAGCTTTAGGGGTAGGTCCCGACAATCAAATCACTCAGACTCTTTCATCGTATGATGCAGCGTCAAAGACAAGTATTCAAATTCCCTATCAAATCGGTGACAAAGATTACTCTTCAACGTGTGACTATATGGAATGCCTATACGAGTGTAAACCGAACATATCACGAAAAAATATTGGATACAAGAAGGACATATTTACGGATGCAATATTGATTATGAATACAGATAAAATCGTGCAACGAATCCGCGATATATTTAGGGAACGTTATTTTTATAAACGAACCGCGTCTAGTAGCAAAATAGATGATATATCGAGTGACTTGATTGCAACTATCAACTATAATAAAAAATACCCGACTGAGGCGATTGATATTGCATTAACACAACTCATTGAAGACAAGAACGAGTTTATTATTGACAGATATGGGCGGTATGGGCATTTAGTAAATATTGGTAACTATTATTTTTTCCAACCCCTAGAACTAAATAATCCGATTATTCCTTTACGTGATCGACAGCGACCAGTTGATTTTAAACGTGAGAAAATAATATTTACCCCGCAGAAAAAACAAGAGTCGGTTGAAGAAATACGCAAAAAATATGAAGCACGAATGAAAGAAAGTGTAAGGGCAAAAATACTTTCGAAGGATGGTGGACCTGAAGATATGGGTGGGCTGGAGGGAGTAGAGCAAGTTGATGAAGGTCCTGTGGTTGGAGAAACGAGAGAAAGAAGAGAAATTCAAGAAAAAGAATATGATACCGATGAGGAAACATTGATGGAAATGATCTCATCTTTTCGTAGAGAACCCAAGTTACTTAAAAAGTTACGAAATTATTATGACATTGCAACAAAAGAACATAAATCAGAACGTGGGAAAAATGACTGGTATCACAATGTTGGAATCGTATTAAAAAATAAATTGAACTTTATTGAAGAAAATATACAAAAAGAGTTTATCGTAGCTCATATTTTGCAAGAGTTGAATATAGATGACACGCTTACGCTTTTGAATTATATGATTTCTCCAGATAGACGAAGAATGCTTGAACAACAGGCATCTAATCCTGTTAAATACGAATTTGATATTATTATGGAAGTATATTATAACTCTTTAATTTTACGTGCACCTGAAATAAAAAAAGAGGGTGTGTTGTTTATATCTAAAAAAGGAGAACTAGAACTATATTTAAAAGATGAAAGTGTATACAGATGGGTTGTAGGGAGTAAACCCGATTTTAAATATTTCAATGCCGATATTTTAGCAAAATTTTTCATACCTAAGGAATCTATTGGCAATACACTTGCACCTTATATTGGATTTATTACAAATATTTCTATTGGAGATTATAGTGTTTTTGTTTTTAAAACAAAACAGATTGCTGGTGCTGGTGCTGGTGCTGGTGCTGGTGCTGGTGCTGGTGCTGGTGCTAGTTTAGGCACATCATCAAGTGTTGTAAAAGGAAGCAGTATTGCAGCAAGATGTGACCAAGCAGGTAGAGCAAAAATAGTGAGTAATATGTTGTTAATATTAACCGAAGAAAGAATGAGTAGAATATTATCGCGTATGACAGAACAAGAAAGTCAGGATTATATTAGTTATGATTTAGAAGATGAATTCAAAGAAATAGTGCGAAAGGAAGGAAAATTAGAAAATTCACCGGCAATCAAAAGATTATTAACTATTTTAGGTTATTCTTATGAAACATTTTTAGATAAGTATCAGAAAAAAACGTTGTTATATGATACTGACTTTACTAGAATAGCGAAACTATTTATTAACCGCGCAAAATTAATTACACCATATATTATGGAAAGCGAAATTGAAAGTGAACTTAAAAAAATATCGAGCAGTGCGGCAGCACCGGTGGCAACGGCAGCATCAGCAAAAACAAAACGAAAAGAAAAGGAAAAAGATATTTCTACATCAAAAGTAGTCAAATCGATGTTAAGCGTGATTGACTACCCTCAAGAAGATTTTTTTGGAAAATATAAATCAAAAACATTAAACTATGATGACATTCATTTTCCATTTAATATTAAAAATAATCGCAACACAACAGAAGTAGAGTTGTGCATCATGCAAGAGTTTCTTTTACGTTTTTATGATAGAGAACATGAAGAAAATAAACGATGGTTTTTTTCACCTGTTGAAGTATTATTAAATTCTATTTAATCAGGAATACATATTAAAATAATACCTATTAAAATAATAATAATAACATAAAATAATATAAAATAATATAAAAATAATCAACTATTATAGCAAATGTCGCTTATTCCAAGAAAAAGTAGTAGGATGGGGATGGGGATGGGGTCGGGAATATCAGGAAGAGGAAAAGGAAGCAGAGGCGAGGGTGGGGGTGGTGCAAATATGTCGCTTTATATTAAAAATATTATTACCAAAAAGTTGTCTATTCCTGTAAAATATGTCGGCATTAATATTAAGCAAGTTCTCGAAGATATTTTGAAAAAAGAATTTGAAGGTAAATGCTGCATTGATGGATATGTTAAAAAGGGATCTTCAAAAATAATAACATATTCATGTGGAAATATATATGGGAATATCGCATTATTCACAATAGTATTCGAGTATTTGGTTTGTAGTCCGCCCAATGGAATGCGTATCTCATGTGTAGTAAATAACATAACAAATGCGGGAATTATGGGGGTTGCAAATAATACGGATATTTCACCAGTAAATGTTTTTATTGCACGTGATCACCATTATAATATTCCTTATTTTTCGGAACTAAAAATCGAAGACGTTGTTATGGTTCGCGTTATAGGGCAACGTTTTGAATTAAATGATAGTGCGGTTTTTATTATTGCAGAACTGGAAGAACAACTGGAACGAGGAGGGAGAGATGAAGAACTTGTTGTATCTAAACAAGCAGTAAGTATCGAAAATCCGAAAGAAGTATCTGGGGCGGAAGAAGAAGAAGAAAAAGAAGAAGAAGAAGAAGAAGAAAAAGAAGAAGAAGCAGAAGCAGGACCTGCAAAAAGTCCGTTGTCAGTTATTGCAGAAGAAAGTGAAGGAATGATGAAAAAGTTATTTCCTAGTAGCAGTCAAGAAGAAGAACAAGAAGAACAAGAACAACAAGAAGAACAAGAAGAAGAATAACAACAAACAAATTTTGAATAAAATAAAGAATAATAATTTTATTTTATTTTTTATATTACTTTTTATATTACTAGTATTAATATTAATATAAAATTGAAAACTATTATAAATATAATATTCTATATTAAATCATACATACTTGTGTAAAGTCAGTTTGTTCGTTTACTCTATAGTTACTTACCAAATGCCCAGAAAGTCAACCAAAATAGTAGATGTCAGTGTTTCAACATCAGAATCATCCAATGTTCCTGCTCCTGCTCCTGCTCCTGCTCCGGCTCCTGAACCCGATGCTAAAAAAAAACCTCCTGTAAAACGTGTGAATAAAAAAATAAATGTTGCAAATACGAATGACAA